TTCTACGAAAGGATTAATATTCTTTTTTGTGAGTAGCAGATCTACCATGCTTAATTCGTCAAATTCTATAGCGCAATGTAGTGGGGTTTTTCCGTTTAATCCTCTAACATTTACATCTACTCCTGGTTGATTGATGAGACATTTTATTAACTCTAAACTTAAGTTATCAGCCATTTTATATTCAAAATCTTTTTATATTTGAAATTTAGTGTTAGATAATTCTTCAAGTGAGCTTGTAATCTCTTCAGTTAGCGTCTGATGAATCTTTTCAGTATCACTCAGTGATGCAAGTAGTGCTGAAACCCTATTCGGAATATTAAGCAAATTATTACGTACAACTCTTGCTATGTTAAATGCTTCTGTTTTTACCTCTTCGATTGACACAAATTTGCCAACTTCAGCTTTCACTCTAGCTTCCAAAAGTTTACCTCGCTCCATTTCGTTTTTTATTCTGGTTTTTAGCAATATCGTTGAAAGTTTTTCTCCATTCTCTTTTCTTCTCAGTGGCTGACTTGGATCTCTTATTGCTGCTACCGCTTCATTTGCTTGTTCTCGGTCAATAAGTCCATCTTCCAGCTCAACTATTCCTTTCTTTGCCAAAGAACAGACATATTGCCTCGAAAACCCTTTTTCCCTTGCCCATTCTGCTTGCGTAATTCTCACCTTTTTTTCTCCTTTTTTAGCACTGTTCAGCTATAATTTCGTAAGTAGTTAACATTTGAAATATGTCTAACGCTAATCAAGGCCCGAGGTCAGGACCACCAAACCCTCCATTCTGGCCAAAAGGACCCACTTTTTATGATATTTTTAATGCATTAAAATCTTTACTAAAATTCATAACATAGAACATTAAAGCTAAAGAATCTGCTTCATTATCATCTGTTGGACAAAAACCCTTTTTCTGCACCGCTTCAATGACATCAGCTTTACTTGCATTGCCCTTGCCAGTCATAAAACGTTTAATAGTCTTAACTGAAATACCTTGATAGGGAATATTACTTTCTTCGCACCAAGCAGAAAGGTGTGCTAAAAACCCTCCATAGATATGTGCAGCATCAGTGCCCAAGTGTCTTCTCACTTCTTCAAAGTACACAACTTCAATACCTGGAAATTTATACTTAAGTGAATTAAGCCAATTACGAAAGTTTAAAAACTGCACTCCACCACCACTAAACCTGCTAACGTGAAAACTCTTACTTCCACTTTGGACTATTCCATCATATAAAATAGTCCAGCCAGTTTGTTTGCCAAGATCTAGGGTGAGCATTTACTTTCAGTTGTTGTGTACATATATATACAAGATTCGAAAAAATTATGTCCAAAAAATCTTTAATTTTCGAAATTTAACAACTAAAAACTAACATGAAAACTCTTACTTCCACTTTACAGCCAGTTTGTTTGCCAAGATCCAGTGAGAACATTCCCTTTCAATTGTTGGGTACATATATATACAAGATTTGGAAAATTTTCGTCCAAAAAATCTTCAATTTTTGAAAAATTTTTTATAATTCTCGAATTTGAAAACCTTACTTATCCTAAACATGATTTTTCTACTTTTAGAGGTTTTTTTATTATTCTACTCTTATATTTTATATGTTTTTATATATGTGTATATTTTTATATATGTATTATATATATATTATATATAAGGGTTTCAGGAAGCTATAATTCTCCATATTGGCGGACTTCAGATATGCCGTTCCTAGGAACGGTTTTAGGAACGCATGGTGAAAACCCTCCATACAGGCTGATTCTAGATTCCTGATTCCTAATTCCTGATTTAGGAAGCCAGTAATTAGGAACGGAACTTAAGGTCATAGAGAGTATACTTTTCAAGTATTTTCCTCTTAAAAATTTAAGCTATTCTTTTAACAGCGAAATCCACATTTTTAGCTCTTTAGGTGATATTGAATTTCAAAATATGAAATTCTTATATATTTTAAATATAACTTTAGAAAGCCTGAGCTACCCATTTTTTTGAAATCAATTTAAAATAGGTTCCAAAAACCTGAACTGTATTATTTTAAATTGCATCAGTATTATTCTCAAAAAAAATAACAGAATATCAATAGATTAAAAATCGCATCAGTATTATTTATTTTTGCTCCTGTCCTACATAAGAGCATTAATAACTCCCATCCTTAAAGCATTAATTTGTTTTAGGGAAAACCATGAAATTAAAAAATATAGCTATAATTGTTAAAAACATAAAATACCAAGCCTATAGATTAAAACTTGCTAAGTGTTTTATTGATGAGAGTCATGAAGATCTTGAGCAAGAACTCTTTTGTGAAATTTGGCCATGTCTTGATCAGTATGATGAAGATAAAAGTAGCTTTAACACCTTTGTAGCAAGATTAACTGAAAATAAAGCTATTAACTTGCTAAAGAAACAGCGATGTGCAAAACGTGATATCAACAATTACATTAGTATTGATGTAACAGAGCTACTTGAGGGTGAAATAACAAAACGCATTGATGTAGACTATATGATCTCGGTTTTACCAAAGGAATGGCAAAATATATGTGAGCAACTTAAATTTTTTAACTTACATGAAGTTGCCAAGATGAACAACATTTCAAGAACTACTTTGAACAGTATTATCAAGAAGATAAGTGCCAAACTTTCTCCTATTTACTACGAAGGCAAAAAGAAAAATTGAACAAAATTTTTACCTTTCTTGTATATATACATTGCAGCATGGATAAATAATGATTCTTAAAATTTTGAATAATAATGAAAGATTGAAAACAATATCAAGTGTAAAGATGGTCATCTTTGGTCCTTATGGTATTGGTAAAACAAGTCTCCTAAAGACCATAGATGAACCAACACTTTGTCTTGATTTTGAAGCAGGGCTTCTTGCCGTTCAAGATTGGCAGGGAGATTCAATTAGTCTTCGCACTTGGAGTGAAGCTAGAGATATAGCTTGTCTTATAGGAGGTCCTAATCCTGCGCTGAAATCTGATCAAGCATACAGCCAAAGACACTATGAACATGTATCTAGTAAATACAAAGATTTTTCCTCTGAGTTTTCTAAGTACCGATGCATTTTTGTAGATAGCATAACCGTTGCTTCACGTTTATGTTTATTATGGGCAAAAATGCAACCTGGAGCTTTTTCTGAGAGATCAGGAAAACAGGATATGAGAGCTGCCTATGGGTTACTTGCTCAAGAGATGATGGCTTGGCTCAACCAGTTTCAACACATCAGAGATAAGGATATCATCATAGTTGGCACTTTAGGTCAGTACTTAGATGACTTTAATCGTCCAAATTGGCTTCCGCAGTGCGAAGGAACTAAAACTGCCAGTGAAATTCCAGGAATTGTCGATGAAGTAATTAGCATGGTTGGTATAAAACAGGAGGATGGAACAGAGAAACGCTCTTTTGTTTGCCATACTCTAAACCCTTGGAGATACCCAGCTAAAGATCGCAGTGGACGCCTAAGTATGGTTGAAGAACCACATTTGGGCAAACTGATTACAAAGATCAAAAGTAAATTTAAATTATATGGAGGGTAACACATGTTACAAACTGATTTTAACACCGCAAAACCGCAAAGTAGATTAATACCTAAAGGCACAATAGTAAAGGTAAAAATGACGATCAAGCCTGGAGGTTATGAGCATTGGTTTACTAAAAGTCCCACTACTGGTAATATTTATTTAAATACAGAATTTACCGTTATTGAAGATCAATATGCAAAGCACAAGATTTATCAGATAATTGGTATTAAAAGTAGTAAAGCAGAAGATACTTGGGGAGAAATGGGTCGCTCTATGATTCGTAGTATCTTGGAATCGGCACGTGACATTCATCCACATGATAACTCAGAAAGTGCAATCCTTGCTCGTAAGCTAAATTCAATTGCAGAGTTAAATGGTTTGGAATTTACAGTAAAGGTAGGCGTTATAACTGATGAATATGGAGAAAAGAACAAAATTGCTTCAGTAGTTACTCCAGAATACCGCAAAAATTATGAAATTGACAGAGTACCATTTTGAAGTACGACGAGGAGAAGCTTTGGTCTGCTGTCATTACTAGAGCTATTCAGGATGCAGTAGGAAAAAACCAAAAGCTAAAAAAAGAAGCAATTAATTGGCTGAATTCAAAATCTTTTGAAACTGTTTGTGAGCTAGCTAATCTCAACTTTACACGTATGAAAAATATGTATGGGAATTTTATGTCTAAAAAGCAAAAAGAGTTAAAGATGTTATTGATTGATAATATCAAGGAGTGTGTTTCTTACCTACTTCCAAATGGTGAGTTTTACCGAGAAAAAACTTATATTGGAGACTTCAATGGAAATACAATTACAGTTAAAATAGTAGGTAAGGAAGCTGGTGATTGGCGTAATTTTACCGAAGGAACTGGTGGTGATATTATTGATCTTTGGATTTTTATTAAGGGTGATATATATTCTGCTAGAAAGTGGCTCAATAAAAAATCAAAGAGTGGAGAAAAAAAAGAGGTGGTATGAATAGTTATTGCTCGGTTGGAAGCATGAGAAGATAATAACTTCTCAGAGTGGATAGGTGGCAGATTGAACATTTTTTTGAGGCCCTTTCTGCTTTTTGCAGTATATAGGAAAAAGACCTCGTAA